GTGATGGCGCTCAGATCGCCGCCGCGTGCGTAGTAGGCGTTTGCTGAAGTCCCTACGATTATGCCCTCTGACACATGCAGTGTGGTTATCTCATTGCGAGACTGGCCATCAATCGCAAATGCGAAGGCAGATGACGGAGCCGTGGTCTCAGTGGAGAAGTTCGTCAGCGAAAACTGACGACTGCCCCACACGCCACGAGGGCTCCCCCGAGTGCCGCCAAACACAAGGCGAGCCTGGAACCGGCACACAGTCCGAGGGTATCCATAGAGTCGATTCCACTCCGAGCGCGCCCATCTCTTCGTCCCAGACAGGGCCGAGACAGGTATTTCAGGGTATCCAACCGGATACCCCTCGGCCTCCATGAGATTTATGTAGTTCGTGATGCGAAAATATCCATATTGGCTATGAATAAAATACCAGTTCAATGACCCATCCGACTCAGTATTTGCGTCGTGCCCAGGTGCGCGAGTTCCTGAGTTGCCAGCAGACTGGGCGCGGTACACATTGATTCGGCCAGGCGTCTCATAAGAGGGCGACCAAACTGCATCACCCGCAGAGTAAGCCGTGGATGGGGTCCACTGGTCATAGTCCAGCTCTGGGATCGACCTAAATCCGATGATGGTATTCCCAGCGTCACCTGCTGCGGATATGTCTTGGGGAGTGAAGGCGAGATTAGTCGCAGTCAGCGTAATGGGAGAGCTTGGGGAACCTGACGTCGCCGATGCGGTGATCTCCACCCCTCTATTGTCTTCTGCGCGCAATGGCGGCAAAGTGATATCCAACAAGGATACCGTCAGAAAACTACCGCCGTTCGTGTCGATAATAAAAGGTGGGATCAAAGGATGCGTTACGATGGTGAATCCATCATAGCACTGCCACCGACACTCGCGGACATCATGGGCGAAGACGCTCCCAAGAGACAGGGGGATTGACTCCTGAATCCTATTCAGGCGCCACCAATAAAAAGGCGTGGAAATTGAGTAAAGTGTAACCTTCAGTTCGTACAGCGGCCCCGCTGATTCCTCGACGTACAGAACGGCCACTGAATTGTCATAGACAGGAATCATTACGCACGGGTTCGCTGGCACATCGGGCGGCCCCCCAGGCAGGAGGCTCTTACTCCCCACTTGCGCAATGAAGTCTGTCCCAGGGCAACGCGAGAGCACGCCCGATGTGCCAGGAACAAAGCGATCCATCGCAACGCACGTTGTCGGATACTGAGGCAGATCGGTTCGCCCCTGTGAACGCCCGTCCCAAAGGCCGCCTACAAAGGCTGGCATCTCGTCAGAGAACAGGCCCATTAGACGCCTCCAACTACAGAGTTGTAGTCACCTCCAGCCCCGTAGCGGGCCGTTATCCATGAATCATGAACGTTGTACCGAGGCGGCTGGTTCTCAATGGCGTCGTTGGCGCGTGCATGCCGCATGATCTGGGCGAGGCTTTGCTGGGCCATCTGGACCTTGCTCATGTCTTTAGTGAGGGGATTGGCGATCACAGATGCCAGGTCGTAGGCAACCGCAAATACCAATTCACTATCCCAGTTGTTTGGGTTCGGCTCTTTTTTGATATATCTAATTTGAAGAGGGCCGTCGCCATCGGTCATAATGGAATTGCCCTCAATGTTCCACGGACTCAGGAGCGGGTAGTTATTCACATACACCTCAACAAGTCGCAAGCAGTCCATGGGGAGCGGGAACTGAGAGCTGTACCCAAAGGCAGGCGGAGTCACCGACTTCGGCAAAGACTGGCGGCTCATCAACCGCCGCCAAGGGTAGGTGCGGTGAATCCGGTCTCGGCAAAGGTCAAAGTTCCGCCCAACGGTATCAGAGCGGTAGTCTCCATTGTTCAGCGAGGCAACCTGCGGCTGGCCAATAAGGTCCAGGGCAAGGTTCGCAACGTCCACTACTGATGTCATGACGGCTCCTAGTAGGCCAAAAAAAAAGACGCCCCACGCAACAGGTTGGCCACACACAGCCTTCCTAGAGCGCGAGGCGTCAGTATCCTTTAAACGCGGGAGGTCAGCGCGCCAAAGGAAATTGTTCCGGTAGCCGCCCCACCTGCGATCTTGATAATCAAGTCACTCGGCGCGGCCACAAGGACTGGGGCGAATACATCGACCATGTCTTATTCCTTTTATTGAGCCTGTTGTTGAGCCTGTTGAGTTTGTTTAGGCGGTGTCGTAGTCAGCAGCGAAGACACGGCCCTCTTCCAGGCGAGTGGCGCCAATGGCCATCTCCATGTACACCTGCCAGCTGTAGTTCTTCTCAGGCAGCTCGCTGACGCGAGTCATGGGCTCTTCCCACAAACCCAGGCCAACGCCCGATGCAGGATAGAACAATGCGCGGGATGTGGCAGCCGCGATGGACTGAGTACCAGCGTAGTTGTTGGCCCCCAGGATGCGGTTGGTTTCCACAAACTGGAAACCCATGAAGGTGTCCAGGCGGCCATTTACCAGGGTGCGCACCGCGTTGAAATCGCTACTGGTGACCTCGGTTTCACTCAGCAGGTCATCCATGCCAGCGGGGCTAATCAGGGCCGTGACAGGTTCTGCGTCAAAGTCCACTTCGGCCTCAGCCATCTTCTGGCGGACCGCACGAAGCTTATCAACGGTCAGGCCCGTGCCGCCAGCAGCAACAATGTTCGCAGCGTCAAAGGTGGCGTTGGTGCCGCCCTCTTGGCCCGTCTTGTTGTTGCCAAGGATGCCTTCGATGATGACGTCATCGATCGTGCGGTTGAAGCCAGCCGCGAACTCCATCATAGTGGTGCCACGCGGGTCCACATTCTGGCGGATCAGGTCGAACGTGTCGAAAAGCTCAGCGTCGGTGTACTTGCTCGGGGTCACCCAGCGGCGGTCAGTAGTACTGTCGGCGCGGATGGTATCGGCGTGGCGAGTCGTCACCTTACTGGGCGAGCGCTTGCCGATCTGATCAATCATCGAGGCTTCGTAGCCACGGAGGGATTGAACGGTGACAGTCGGGCGCAACTTGCTCTGCTTCTGCTGGAGCAAAAGCCCCATGTTTTGGCTATATTCGCGAGAGAAGAAGGTCTCTGGCGCATTGATTCCGCTTACGGGCATGATGTGTTCCTATGGATATTGGATGAAAGAAAGTCGCTCTGTCTGCACGGCTTGTCCAATAGGGGCCACATCACTTCAGTTCATGCAGGGCACAATGGCTTGTCCGCGTGAAGTTATCGAGTGAGCTGTGTGATACTGTTATTGCGTCAAGGGGCATGTCAACTGAATAAACAAACGGTTACCCTCCTACTGGAGGGCGATCCGGTTCAATTCTGACTTACGGTCCATAGCCGCCTGCCTGACGGCCTTGTCTTTTGAGAATAGCTGGTCCCGAAACGTGGGGTCACCCATGAGCTGCTTGATTTTCTGAGTAGCATTCTCTGGCGTCATTCCCACAGAACCCGAGCGCCCAGACTCACCCGCAAACTGATGCTCGCCAGTCGCTTTGCCGAACTGTGCCATCATGTTCATCGTGCGCTTCACGCCCAGGGACTCTTCCATAACCCGCACATCATCAGCAGAGAGCCCTAGCGATCGCACAGCTCGGTGAGCAGCGGACAGGTTTTTGTCGTATTCGCCGCCCCATTCGCCGTTCATCGCGGCGTAGTCCGCTTCGATCTTTTCGCTGATCTGATCAGCTCGGCTCTTGGCGGCATCGTCTTCAAATGATGCAATTTTCTCAGTCAACATATCGGCCTGCCGCTTAGTAAGGCCAGATTCGTGATAGGCCTTCGCGACGAACTCTGCATTTTCGCCAGGTACTTCATAACCATCTGCATTCTCAGGGCGCCCCAGGCGCGTGAATACCTCATTCCAAGATTCAGCCGAGTCATCCACAGGCAGCTTCACAAGGCGCTCTTCGGGTACTCCCTTCAGCCGCTCAAGGTTCTCGTGTCCGCGAAGGACATCATCCATAGACCCGAAGCCCTTTTGATCTGCCCACGCACGCGCAGACTCACCGAGGGCGTCACGCCAATCAGGGGTGGTCTCTTTGGACGGTTCCTTGAGGGTCTCTTCTTGTCCGAAAGCGCCTTGGTGCTGGTCCATGGTCTCGCTCTCTTCAGCGCCTGCCTCTTGCTGGGTTTCGGTCTGTGACTCTGTGGAGACGTTGTCTGCAAATCCCATGGTTCCCCCTTGGAATAAAAGTGGTCAGTAAAAGTGGTCAGTAAAATTGGTCAGTAAAAGTGAGCGACTAGCCGCCGTAGTGTTCTTGCTGGGCCTCGGCTCTAGCAGAGTCCTCTTCAATCTGGGCAACCTGCTGTTCAGTGAGAGCGCAATGCGCGACGATGCGGTTAAAAACATCCTGTCGGCCTGCCAGGAACGCCATCTTGTGCGCGTCGCTGTCGAAGGTCGTCTGCCCACCACGGCAGTACCGCTTCAGGTCACCCAAGACACGATCCGCCCCCTCCGAAGAGAAGACGGAGCGGTAAGAGCGCGCTCGTTTACAGAGGATCTTTGGGACTATCATTTTTCTGACCTCTCAGTTTATGAGCCTGTTCATTGGGAACGGATTTGTTCAGCCTGTGCAGAGTCACGGCGAGCCTTCGCTACCCCAGGTGCCGCCTGTATCACCTGCTGGGCTTGGCGGGTCTGGAGTTCAGCCGACATTTCCTCTTCAATGGCCTCGTCACTCTTGATAGCGTCTGGCGGCACGCCCTCACCTAGGCGGATGTAGCGCATGATCTCACGCGAGTTCAAGCTTCTGGCACTCATGCCGCCATCGATGGGGGCCAAGGCAGAAGCCGCCTCAATCAGGCGGTTGATTCCAACCAGCTTCTCGCGACCACGCGCACGAGTCAGGGGACTGTCGAACACGATCTCAAAGTTCATGTCATCAGCGAGCACGGAAGGAACTTCAGGCAAGAGCCCCTGTTTATCCAGGAGGCTGATCTCACGCATGATGATCGGCTCAAGAAGCTCGGTGGTCTGACGACCGATCAAGGGGCCGATAAGAGCGCCCTCTTTCTGCTCACGCATCAGAGACTCAGTAGCCGTCAGCCGCTTAGTCTCATCGATCAGCGAGAAATAATCATTCAGAAACGCCTCTCTGATCTTGCGTTCCCGTGAGTCAATTTTGTAGTCCAATAGATCAGGGCGAGCCCCTGTCTGGAGGTAATCTACGCGGCGCTGTCCATCAGAGCCAATGCCATTGTAAATCATGCCATTCGGGTTGATGTTCATGTTCGAACGCCCCCCCGTCAAGATCCCGTCATCACTCAATAAGAGGGGTGGAGCGACCGCCATATGCGAGGCGCGGAGGCCATCTCGCTCCATGGCGTTGATGGTCTGGATGCTCGCAAGGGCCTTTGACCCTGGGCCGCGCCCATAGTTCTCGTTGGGGCTGGTCTCATAGCGGCTCACAGGGTTCGGGAAGGTGTCATACCCGCCCTGACTCACGATGGTCCCTGACTCCGTGTGGAGATAAACAGACATGAACTTCTTATCGGTCTTAGCCCCTGGGTGACACTGAGATGGCGCAATGAAATGGATGTACTCGTCTTGGCTATAATCGCTCGCGTCCAGCTTCCTGATCACAGCCTGGGGCAATGTCTCGCGGCCCCATTTCTGCTCAGCCTTACGCGCATCGAAGTCGAAACGGCGAACCGTTGTGTCCACCATGCCCTGGTGATTCACATCGATGTAGAGGTCTCCGATCCAATTAGATCGATATCGAATTCCGCCGTCAGGGTCTTCGTCTACAAAGATGCCGCAGGTGCCGTAGGCTCCTAGGGACATCCAGCATTCGTGGATCTGTGCCTGGAAGTTAGCCTTAGGGTCATAGCGATAGCGGAAGAGCGTTTCGTTGAGTTTGTAAAAATACTGCTCTACCTCAGGGTTGCGCATCATATCTTCACTGGGATGACGAAGCTGATGGTAGGACTGATCGCGAGGGACAAGGATCGACTCGCAGAGCGCGGCAAACTTTGTCAGGGCAAGGGTGGCCGCGTCGGAGAACACGCGCTGCTTGCGGGTCTCCCCGACACTGACGCCGCCCTGATAGAACGCGTCGTTCGAAGACCAGCAGAGTTCAGCGATCTCTTTCCAGTGCCACTCCCATTGGTTATGGCGACCCTTTAGGGAGTCCCAGCGCATCATCAAGTCATGGATGAAGTCCATTCAGTACTCTTTATTAACCGTTGATGAGCGCATTTACACCCTGTTCTATGCTGTTGGAGAATCCGCCCTGTGCGGGGCCGCCTGTGAAACGGGCACTGAAGCCTGTTTGGTAGTCTGATAAGCGCTGGTTAGCGCGCCGACGGATGACATCGCCACGGAAAGCCGCCGCCTCCGCCTCGCGTTCGGCGGGTGTTTTACGGGCCTGCATAGCGGAGAACGCGCCAATGGTATCATACTGAACGCCGAGTCGGGCTATCTCG